GAAATAGAACAACAATAGCTTATTCAGATGATGGTATATCTTGGACTGCATCCGCAAATAGTGGTACGATATTTACAGGTTCATCTTTGAATGTTGCTTGGGGTGGAGATAAATGGGTTGCGGTTGGTACAGGAGCTAACAGAATAGCATATTCAACAGATGGGATAACTTGGTCTGGTTCAACAAGTGGAAATAGTAGAATCACAGGTACAGGTTATGGTATCGCATACAATGGTTCACAATGGGTTGCCGCAGGTCAAGGAACAAATGCGTTAGCATATTCATCTGATGGTATAACATGGTCAGGTGCGACAAATAGTAATACAATATTCTCATTCCAATCATATTGTGTAACGTGGACAGGAACCAAATGGGTTGCTGGTGGTATTGGAACGAATCAATTGGCGACATCAACTGATGGTGATACTTGGACTGTGACAACAAACGGTAATACCATAATGAATAATAGAGTTCAGGGGTTGGCTGCAAAATATTAAGTAATAGACAAAAAATAAAACTATTTATATAAAAGAAAAACAAACACAAAATGGCAGATCAAAAAATTTCACAATTAAATGAACTTACCGAACCTTTATCGGGAGATATGTTACCAATAGTTAACAACGGAGAAACTAAAAAAGTAAGCGTAAGTAATTTACTAAGTGTCTCAATATATGAGGAAGTAACACATAGTGAGTTATACTCTCTTTTAACAGGTGCAACATTAACACCAGGTAAACATTATTTAATCACGGATTTCAAAACTTGTTACGACCAACCTGATTATGACCATAATGGTAACACAATTGAAACAGGTAATTACAAACAAGGTAATGTTGCACCTATACTTGTGTTGGCAACTGATGTTGATAAAATTTCAGAACACGCATATCAACCAGAATATTCTGGTGATACAATACAATATGATCCATATTTTACATCTACTGAAGTTACTTCAGGTGCCGCGTTTGGTAGAATAACATACAGAATTGACGATAAAGGAAATGCTTTTGATTATGACTTTAGAGAAGTTTTATTTAAGAGATATGACGCATATAGTGCCATGGAAATTTATGACGGAAAAGTAACTATTAATAGTGTTGGTGTTGTAACGGGTGTAGGAACAAATTTTACAGGTAGAACTACCGGAGAAGTTATAGGTATCGTGACTCCAAATACGGAGTATGGTGTAAATTTTTATCAAATTGTTTCTATTGATTCAGAAACGAGTATGACTGTTACGGGACGCACAATTTACGGCGTCAATAACACTTTCTATACAGACAGTATAACCGATAATGGAATGTCTTACAAACAAAACAATATCATTTCTAACACAGGATTTACGGAATACAAAACATTCGTAAATTATACAGGTGGTTGTTTTAACAATACTTGTGGTAATAGAGTTGCAAACACTATAAAAAATGAAGATACTTTCTTACTTTCAAACAACGTTTTCAGAGATGGCCCATATAGAGATAATTCCTTTGGAAGTAATTTTAGAAACAATACCTTTAATGATGATTGTGCAAATAATACAATTAGTGGTAATTTCTATGGTAACATAATTGATAATGATTTTGATAACAACACAATATCTTCAGATTTTTACGATAACATAATTATATGTGATTTCGTAAATAATATTATTCAAAATGATTTTTATAACAACAATTTAGGCGATGATGATGAAGAAGATTTTGATAATAATTTAATAATGGGATCATTCTATGGTAATTTTTACACTGGTTTCGACTCTTTCGCCAATAACATATTAAAATCCTCTTTTTATGAAAACATTATACAAACTAGTTTTGATGATAACGTAGTTGGTAATTTTTACGATAATGTAATTAAAAATGATTTTAATAATAACACGGTTGGGGATGATTTCCATACAAATATTATTTATAACTCTTTTAATAGGAATACAATTGGGTTTGATTTTCACAATAATACATTAGGGACAATTAATAGTTCAACTTTTGAGGACAATCATATTGGTAATGGATTTAAGGCGAATTTAATAGTGGGTCAGTTTGATGATAATAAAATTGGGAACGACTTTGGGGGAAATGAGATTGAATCTTATTTTACAAATAATAACATTGGAAACGACTTTCAATCAAATGATATAGGATTAAATTTTAAAAATAATTTTATATTAAATAATTTTTTTGATAACGAAATAACAGATGATTTTAGATATAATCAAATTGGAAATAGTTTTTATAGTAACAACATCGGTGAAGGTTTTGGATTTGGTGGCAGTGACAGTAGGCGTAATGTAATTGGAAACTATTTTTATAACAACACAATTGGAGAATATTTCTATAATAATAATATTGGAGATGAGTTTGAAAACAATACAGTAGGTAACGATTTTCAATTTAATAGAATAGAAACTCCTCTAAATGGAATAGATTTTACCACATATTTAGGAAACCCCTTTAATTTTTCATACCCATCAACTACCGGAACCGATGGAGTTTATACAGGTGTAACTGGAACATCATCAGGGGCAGGAGTAAATTCAGTATTTACTATCACTGTTGCGTCAACTCTTGTTAGTGATGTTGCAGCTTCATACGAAGGAAAACTATACCTAACTGGTGATACAATAACAATAGCTTCTGGTTCATTTGGTGGAACTACTGATTTAGTTTTGACGGTAGATACAATTAGCACAACACCAATGGTTTATGAATATTACAATAAAACTATTCAAAGAAGGTTTGATGGAACACCTATATTAACCGCATTAGATAATAATGGTAACTGGTATATATCGTCGGCAATCACTGAAGCAATAGACGACTAATAAAACAAAAGAAATATGAGAATATGTATATTATGTGAGGACTCCAAAGTTCAACAAGCAAGAGAAAAAATGAAAGATGATAATATCTTAAAAATAGATTTATCACCAACTGGAGAATTACCTTCAACTCACAAATTGTGTATAATGGCGGTTACGGAAGAAAAGGCTAAACAGATGATGGATTCTGCTGAATTAACTATAATAGAGGCGATGAACCCAAAAGAGTTTTTAGCAAAACATAATTTGAAAAAAATTGGAAAATAATAATTATAAAATTAAAAGGGGATTTATTACACCATCCGAGTCCAAACAAATAATAAATTGGATAGACTCAATTGACCATATCGGTAATGGTGCTAATCATCATCTTTCGGAATTATCAAAAGAACTAAAAGGTAAAACTTATATGTTTGATATTTCGGATACACCTTTTACAAATTATATTACAAAGTTTCAAGCGGTATCAGATGTTTCAAAAGATAAACTACCTGATTTGATTGATACCATTATTGATAGAATTGCAGAAGAATTTGAATTTCCTAAAAATCATATCTTCTTACAAGCGGTAGATATGAATAGTGGTGGAAAGATAAATCCTCACTATGATGCTGCAGTTGAAGGACATGTTAATTATAAATGTAATATTAGTGTTTTATCAGAGGATTACGAATTATTTTTAGATAAAGATGTTATAAAAATAAATCAAGGTGATCTATACGGATTTGAGGCATCTCTATACAAACATTGGACAAACGAATTCAAATCAAGAAGAGTTTTCCTAAGTTTTGGTTTTATATTACCATACGATGTGGTGGGTAGAACTACAACCGATGTAAGAGTCCGATTAAGTAAAAGAATTGAAAGGTATTTTCAGAAAACAATAGAAACCACCAATTAAAACAAACATAAACAACAATCGGTTCTTAATGTATTTATAACATATGGAATTTCACATAAGACAAGGGGCAACTGACCCAATATTAAAGATGAGAATGATTGACGACGGTAAAAACGATAAGTCATCATTCAATGAAATGTTAGCAAGTGGTACAACAATTACCTTTGAAATGTCTGATGTGACAACGGGAGAACCTATGGTGTTAGGATCTGAATGTCTTTTAACCAATAGAACAAAGAAGTATAACTATACAACTGACGAATATTATATTACACATAGATTTACAACCGAACACACATCACAAGTGGGAAGATTTGAGGGTAAGGTAACTATTACATTTGATAATGGAAATATCCTTATCTTACCCGTTAAAGAAAAATTATACGTCAATATTTTTTAATACCCCCTTTTTTAATTATATTTATTAATGTAAACAAGGCAAACTGTGGTTTTCCACAAGCTAATACGTCACATTAAAAAAATATAAAACATGAAAGAGGTTATCTCTCAGGAAGTTATTGAAGGCTTCCTCAATGGTGGCGACGATGAAATGTATATCGTCGGAGTTGAATACGACTATCCCACAAACACAATCTACAAAATTATCCAAGATCCCGAACAAGGGAAAATCATTAAACCAGATTCATTTACACCATTCTTATGGGTAGGTGATTTGACAGGTATGAATTTCTATGGAGATTCAAAGGCAATGCAAAAGAAACGTATGGGTGAGTTTGGTATTCTAATTGAAAAATTGGATACTCACGGAAACGAACGTTTAGAAAATGGTATGACCCATATTGTTAGAAGTATTAAATCTTATACAGATTTAGTATCGTTCTTTAGAATGGGTGGATTAAATCCTTGGGATGAAAAGTGTCGACACTTATTTACCATCTTAAACCCTGTAGAACAGTATCTTATACAGAAGAAAAAAAGATTATTTAAAGGTATTGATGATTACGGCGGAGTTAATAGATTTGTATTTGATATTGAAACCACAGGTCTTGATCCTGAGACTTGTGTTATCATATTAATTGGAGTTAAGGACAATCGTGGATTAAATGAAACAATTCCTGCGTTTGGTGAAGACGGTGAAAAGAAATGTATTGAAAGATTTTTCCAATACATTAAAGACCTTAAACCAACCATTGTTGCGGGTTATAACTCAGCGTTCTTTGATTGGCCGTTTATATTAAAACGAGCAGAAATACTTGGTGTTGATGTTGATGGTTTAACACAAATCTTTACTTCTCAAGGAATGAAAGAGAAAGAAGGAATGTTAAAACTTGCAAATGAAATTGAACCATATAAACAACACGTTATATGGGGGTTCAATATTATTGATATCGCACATTCTGTAAGACGTGCTCAGGCAATCAATAGTGAAATTAAAAGCTGGGGATTGAAATATATTACAACATATTTGGAAAAAGAAAAACCTAATCGTGTATACGTAGATGGTGCAAAGATTTCCAAAATATATCTTGATAATGAAAGTTATTATGTAAATCCAAAGACGGGTGGGTACAAACAAATTGGAGAACCTGGTACGGAAAATTTAACACAAAAATATCCCGGCAAGTTTGAGATTTGGACAGGAAGAAAAATTGTAGAACAATATCTTGACGATGACTTGTATGAGACTATGGTCGTAGATGATAGTTTCTCTCAATCAACATTCTTATTATCAAAACTTGTACCTACCACGTATGAAAGAATTGCAACAATGGGAACTGCAACACTGTGGAAAATTATCATGTTAGCGTGGTCATACGAACACAACTTGGCAATTCCAGCAAAAGATGAGAAACGTGCTTTCACAGGAGGTTTATCTCGTTTATTAAATGTGGGATATGCAAAGAATATTGTTAAGTTTGACTATTCATCACTCTATCCATCTATTCAGTTAGTATATGATGTGTTTCCTGATTGTGATGTTATGGGTGTACAAAAATCAATGTTAAAATATTTCAGAAACATTCGTATTAAATATAAAAACTTAGCGGGTGAATTAAAGAATAGTGATCCTGTTATGTCTGAGGTATATGATCGTAAACAATTACCAATTAAGATTTTTATCAATGCGTATTTTGGTAGTTTATCGGCACCACACGTATTCCCTTGGGGTGAAATGAATTCAGGTGAAACCATTACCTGTATTGGTCGTCAGTGTTTACGTATGATGATTATGTTCTACATGAAGAAGGGTTATAAACCTCTCGTAATGGATACCGATGGTGTGAACTTTGAAACACCTGAAAGTGCAAAGGATGCAGTGTATGTTGGTAAAGGATTAAATGAATTAGTTAAAGAAGGAAAAGAATATACAGGTATTGAAGCACACACTGCGGAGTTCAACGATATATTCATGAGAGGTGAGATGGGATTAGATATTGACTATGTTGCGCCGGCTTGTATTAATGTTTCTCGTAAGAACTACATTATTAAAATGATGAAGAAAGGTAAAGAGAAAATTAAATTAACAGGTAATACAATTAAATCTAAAAAATTACAAACATACATTGTTGAATTCTTAGATGAAGGATTAAAGTATTTGTTAAATGGTGACGGACATTCTTTCGTGGAATTATATTACGATTATGTAACAAAGATTTATGAAAAAGAAATTCCATTATCAAAGATCGCAAACAAAGCACGTGTTAAACAAAGTATTAATGAATATAAAAAGTATGTTATGAAAACTACTAAAGCAGGTTCATTAATGTCTCGTCAAGCTCATATGGAATTAATTATGAGAAGTGATTATCCTGCGGGTTTAGGTGATACAATTTATTATGTTAATAATGGTTCTAAAAAATCATCGGGTGACGTACAGAAGATTACTAAACCAACAAAGAAACAACAAGAAGAATTCACAGCAAAGAATGGTTACCCAATGCCGAATGATTTTATTGAAGTGAACTGTTATATGATTGACGAGAAAGAAATATTAAACAATCCTGATTTAAAAGGTGATTATAATGTTCCTCGTTATTTAAATAATTTTAACAAACGTGTTGAACCATTATTAGTTGTTTTCAATCCGGCAATTAGAGAAGATATATTAATTGAAGATCCAAAAGATAGACAATACTTTACAAAATCACAATGTGATTTGGTTAATGGGTTTCCATTAAAAGAAGAAGGTCAAGATAAATTAGATGAGGTTATGACTTTATCTGATAGTGAAGTAATATTTTGGAATAGAGTTGGACGTGATCCTTACTTTATGTATATTGAAAATAGTTTGGAACTTGCAGACCAATATTGGGTGGAACATAATAGAAAAGTTGTTACACTTCAAGCTGAAAGTACTAAGTCAAATGAAGAAGAGATAATTGAAACCAATGGTCACGATTACGCATTTCACGCAATAGAAAGTTAGATTACAATAATAGATGAAGGCATTGCTCTAAACTTAAGTGCCTTATTAAGATTCTCCGCTTCGCCGGCCTTTCTCTCAAGAAGTTTGTCGGGGCGGAGTCTTTCTAATCTAGCCATAAGTTCTTCAACTAATTTAGATTTTTCATCTTTACCTTCAGTAATAAGACTTGCATAGTCTAACTTAACTTGACTATCAGGAACTTGTAAATCTCCTGAGAATTTACCCCAAATACGACCTAATCCTTCTTTAGCGTAAGCGATCAAATATTTTCTAACCCAATTTTGTGCGGGTTTATTTAAATTATCCCAAGTTAATTGTTCAGTTTCAACATCCGAAGGTAATTTAATAACATCTTTGTTGTTTTTTAAACAAGTATCTCTATCCATAGTATCATAATACCAATACCAAACGTTATAGTTTTTTTGTTGTATAGAACCAAAATCAAATTTACCACCTGGTACATTATATAAATGAAGTAATTTTTTTCCTTCAGGACCTGCCGTAATTCTATAAGTTAAATCACCACCGATTAATCTATTTTTCATAGATCTATCTTGCATTCTCAATAATAAGTCAAATGCTGGCATCATATAATATGAACCTGAATTACCCATTTGTGAAAATCCACCTGCCCCACCAAATCCCATACCACCAAGACCACCAAAACCTGCCATAAACGGATCAACAAATGAATCACTTAATTCGGCACGAGTAAACCATAATAATTCATTAATCTCACGACCAGCGGGAATTTCATAAACTTGTTTACCCTTTTCTATTTCAATAAAATCTTTTTTTAATTCTGACGTACCACCCGCTTGTAAACCCACAATCTTAGAATAAGCGTGAGAATATTGTGTTTCGTAATCCAAACTTCTTGTTGTAAATGCTCTTGATAATGACTGTGTATCTACATCCAATCCCGCAAGTGCTGACCATTGAGATTCGATCAACCAATCACTAACATATTGTTCGTATTCAGATAAAGCCAATTCCATGAAAGTATCCATTTGTTCTTCGGTAAGTTCAATACCACGAACTGGCATACCTAAAAGGTGAAATACCTGAGTATATAATTTATCCTTTTCCTCTTGTGAAATAATTTGAGACATAATTTGATTTATTCTTATAAATATCTTATATTTCTATTATGAACGAGAAACTAAACGAATTATTCAGTATCTGTGGGATTAACGACTTCGTATTCCACTTACAAAAAGAGGGAGAAACTAACTATATAGACTATACTTTAGATCCTAAAAAAATTGTGGTAAACATTCCCGATATTGAGGATACGGAGTTGGATCAGTTATTAACTGATAAAATTAAGGAATTAAAGGAGACTTTTAAGTAAGTCTTTACTGAACGATTCTGAATATTCTCCATCACCCATTACTTGGTCAATAACGTTCTTTTTCTTTTGTAATATATTATAGATTACCTTTTCAATCGTATTCTCAAATACAGGATAATAAACTAATACACTATTCTTTTGACCGTAACGATACGCTCTATCTTCACCTTGTGAGTGATCAGCCGGAACAAATGATAAGTCATTCATAATAACAACTTCTGCAGCGGTTAGGGTAATACCAACACCAGCGGCCTTAATGTTACCGATGAATACTTTTACCTTATCTTCATTTTGAAATCTATCAACTGAATCTTGTCTTTTATCTTTTGACATACGACCATCAAGTGTTACAGAATTCTTTTTATATTTGTCATGTAACATATCAAGTGTCATGGTGAAGTTAGTTAACACAATAACTTTTTTTCCCTGTTCTAAACATTTGTCTATTAATTCACAAGTATATGGAATTTTTTCATAAGAAATAAGTTGTCTAATTTTCATTAAACGATTTAACGTCACACTAATTGTTTCATCATTTTTCTTATCGTTGGTAATTCGTGTAAATTCTTCTAACTCTTCATCATACATTTTACTTGTAAGTTCCACAAACACAGGAGTAACAATCTTTTCAGGTAAATCAAGAATATCTGTTTTCATCCTACGAAGAACATACGATTTAGTTCTCTCACGTAATTCGTCTAAATTACTTGCTCCACTTGTGTTCCACACCTTTCTATTACCTACTGTAAATTGATATCCTTTACAATATCTACGAACGTATGATTGCCAATTTAATGTTAAAGGTGAATCAACAATTTTTAATAAGTTGAAATAGTTGATAGGTCTTGATGTCATTGGTGTTCCCGTTAATAACCATACCTTAGGAATTTGTTCTAACACATCATTTAATAAACGTGTTCTGTTTGCTGTAGTGTTAGAAATATAATGTGCTTCATCTACAATTGCTAAATCAAACTTTTCATTTACTAATAATTTATAATCATCACTATCTTCACTCTTATCCGTTGTGTGATAATTTTTTATAATATCATAATTGATAATATAAAAATCAAATGTAGATCCCCACTTACGACCTTCAACAATCAACACACTTCTATCGGAGTAATTTGCAATCTCTCTTTGCCAGTTAATTTTAAGTGATGCGGGACAAACAATTAAAACTTTCTTTGCACCACTTTCTAACGCTCCAATAACCGCTGACGTAGTTTTACCCAAACCCATATCGTCAGCAAGAATAAACTTATCATTTGCTAATAATTTTTCTATTGCCACTTTTTGATGTTCCATTGGTGGACGAACGTCATATGTGCTATAATCAATAACTCTATTTAATTTTTTTTCTTCCTGAACAATCGCAGCCTTTGGTAACCACATTGCATGGTTTTGTTGACGTTCAAATACTTTACCCCAAATATGATAAGCTTTATCAGACTCACATAATAATTTTTCACACCATACTTTATCGGGAGGGGTTGGTAATAACATTTCTTCCATTAATTTCTCACCAAATGTAGAAACAATATTGATATGTTTACGAGCAACCTTAGGTATCGTATCTTTATATTTGATGACATATTCCGACTGTGGACGAGTTAATTTAAAATTTTTAACTTCCACAAATTTACGTTTGTATTCTAATAAAACATTATTAGATCCTTCGTATTCATTTAATATTTCCCTTGCTTCAACCTCGGGTATTTTTCTTTCCATCGTATTATATATAATATAACTAAATAGAATGTATTATTAAACTATTTATTAGGATATGAACAATAAACTACCAATTACTCGTTTAGGTAAATTCTTCTCACAGGATGACTTTGATATTAACATTCAAATGGGTCAGGAGTATCTACACGGGGATTTGAATATGAAATTGGTCTTATATCGTGTTGATAGACAAAAGACCGATAATGATAACGTATACGCTGAGGTGGGTATGGATGAGATTAAGTTTTTCCCTCCCGTTGAGTTTAATGCGTTGGTTAAGATTGATGAACCTAAAAATTCAACATATACAAAAGGTCTTATGAGATATAATGAACCAGGTAATTTAACATTATCAGTTTATATTACACATCTTAATGAATTAGGTGTGGACATTAGATACGGTGATTATATTGGTTATGCGGATTCAGAAGAACGATTGAGATATTATACGGTAATAAATGACGGTAGAGTAACATCAGATAATAAACATAAAATGTTTGGGTACAAACCACACTACAGAACTGTAGTTTGTGCACCAACACAAGAAGGTGAATTTAGAGGAGTTTAATATGGGAATACCTAAAAGAAAAAACATGATCAACGTTTACGGTGGTAAGGATACTTACCAAGGTGAAGGTATATTAAAAAGAAGAGAAGAATTATTGGATATGATTACCAAATCCGATTCTTTTCTACCTGACTCTATTTTACATGATGATTTAGATAGGGGTATGTTGGATTATGTAAAAAATACATTTAAAGTTGTTTCTGATGGTGTACAAATACCTGTTATTGATAAAATATTAACAATTCAAAGATGGGGGGAATTTTCAAACAATTGGGAATTTTCTGATTCAGACGGTAATGTAAAATTACCATTTATTACAATCATTAGAAAACCAGATGTACAGTTTGGAACAAATCCATCAATACAAAGAACTATTCCTGATAGACATCAATTTCACTATGCAACGGTTCCAACTTGGAACGGTAATTCTATGGGGGCTGACATTTATAAAATACCACAACCGATTCCATGTGATATTACATACGACATTACTATTGTTTGTAATAAGTTTAGAGATTTAAATAAATTTAATAAATTAGTTTTACAAAATTTTTCATCTAGACAAGATTACACTCAAGTTAAAGGTCATTATATTCCAATTGTTTTAGACACAATAGAAGACAATACACCTATGGAAACAATTGATGGTCGTAGATTTTATATGCAAACATATAAATGTACTATGTTAGGGTTTTTAATTGATAGTGATGAATTTGAGGTTAAACCCGCAATTAGTCGAGCATTTATTATTAATGAGTCTTTAGGGGGTGCTAGTATAAGTAAAAAATATATTGCTAGAACAATTGACATAACATTAACCACATTAATATCAAATGGTACTAGTACAATATATAGTGTAGGTGAGAATATAACAGTTTTGTTTAACGTATCAATTAATGGAATCGTACAGGAAAAAGACGTACATTATTCACATTCTCATTTAGGGGGATTATCAAACATAAATTTTAGCGGAACCCCATTACAAGGTGATGTAATTGTTGTAAGTTACTATAAAGGTAGAAATAACAAAATGTATGACCAAAACGGTAATGAATTACAGGTTGGTCGTGAAAGTTTTAATTTCAATGGAGTCAACTTAGTTTTTAATCTACAAGAAAAGATTAATAGTGTTATTAGTGTTACCACAAATGGACTTATTGAATTTAGTGATGAGGGATATGAAATAACAGGACAAAAACAAATAACACTAACAAGTGCTCCTGTATTCGGTGCCACTTTAGATTTTGTTTATCTTTATTAATCATCCCCGTATATGTCCTTCTTTTTAGGTTTACAAAGTTCTTCTATGTGTTTTTCTAAAACTTTATAGATTTTTAAACCATTCTTATCACAATAATTTTTTAACATTTCGTGATGTTTCTCACTTATTTTAACGTTTTTTTGAGTGTTTTCCATATAAAAGATATTAAAAGATAAATAACTATCTTTTTAAGAAAAGTTGGGAAATCTTTGATAAAAACAAAGATATTTATTAGATAAGTAATAAAATTAATTAACCAAACAAAAATCAATGGCAAGTAATAACAGAGTTTTCGTGTCTCCAGGTGTCTATACATCCGAGCTCGATTTAACATTTGTAGCACAGAGTGTAGGTGTTACAACATTAGGTTTAGCTGGTGAGACTTTAAAAGGTCCAGCTTTCGAACCTATTTTAATTTCAAATTTTGACGAATTCAAATTGTATTTTGGTGCTACTTCACCTGAAAAGTTCAGTGACGGTAATCCAAAATATGAATTAGGATATGTTGCAAAATCATATTTACAAGAATCTAATCAATTATTCGTAACGAGAGTATTAGGTTTATCAGGTTATAAACCATATAAAACATTCGGGATTAAAACCGTAGGTGGTGTTATTTTGGAGGAATACGATGGAATAACTAATGAGGTTAGTGGTGTTACAATTACCCCAACAACAATAACAACAACTGAATCTGGATCGTCACTAAATGAAATAATTGCCCATTTATCAGGTGTGACATCTGTTGATGGTACCGATATTGTGACGTATTTAAAAGATAATTATGGTAATTATTCAGGATTAACAACAGGTTCAACCAACGAATATTTCATTATAGGTTTATATCCAACAGGAGAAACAACACCAAATGGTACAGAATTAGTATCTCCATTAACGGGTAACAAATATAGTAGTAATAACAACACAAAAGAATGGTGGAATACAATGCATCACCAATCTGATGGTTTGGTTACTCCTCCAGACGGTGACGGTGTAAATGGTGTTTATTCTTATTTATTCACATTTACAAATTCAACTGACAAATGGTCAATTACACAATTTAACTATGATGCTCTTTTAGCTGACGAATACCATAATGTAGTAGTTGGTGCTATTAGATCAAGAGGTATATATAGCGGACAAACATTAGTACATGAAGTTAAGGATGATAATAAATTCATTTTAACAGGTGTTACAGGATATGACATGAATACAAACCCTATGGGTGAATTCGCAATCAAAGTAACGGGTACAACAAGTGGAGTTAAACAATTTGTTTGTTCATTTGATACTACGTCATCAAAATACATTTCTAAAGTTTTAGGAAATGAGGTTTTTGATAAAGATAATACAAGTTATCCTGTTTATGTTCATGAGGTTTATCCTAACTATTTAAAAACTGCATACGAAAGAGGATTGGTTAGAGGTATTTCTATGGACGTATCTTACGAATTAGAAGGTGATAATTACCTATCTCAGTGGGACACAACAATTTCACCGATGGTTGTTTCTGAAGTTCGTGGTGGTAGTGTTCAAGATTTATTCCAAGT